CTTTACCATTGACTCGACCCGCCCCCAAATGCAATATGTCATTGGAGCGCCCACATCTGAGGATGAGCTGAACGAACGCACCGAGTTTAAGAAGATGAGTGAGATGGCAGAGTTCATCCATCACAATCCTGGTTGCTCAAGACGTGAGCTAAATGAAGGTGTTAAGGGTGACAAGGGGCTAATTGGCGAGCGCCTTGAGACCTTGGAGAAGAATGGATTTGTCGAAAATAAGGGATCGGCAACGAAGTCTAGCCTGTGGATAACTTCGGCTGGGATGGACAAATATGACCTCTTGGATGCCAAAATTTCGTACATTGGTGGGGTCAATGAGTAGCGTGCCGTGTGCCGAAGCGTGCCGTTTGGTATCGGCACGCACACCCGATATTGAGCGTGGGAGTGTGCGTGCCGTGCCGTATCTCTATAGATACGGCACACGGCACACCCCACATCACGGCAAAAAGTACGAAGGAAGAGATTGATGGCTAGGACATCTGAGCATTTTCAAATCAACACCTGCCGCCCCTGTGGAAAACTTTTTTGGGAAGGCTATTCTTCGGCAGGATTCTTAACCCGTCTTGATGTCGAACTCTTGGACATCCGATCCGAATTGATAGCCAAACTTACGGGAAGGCGCACCTACCAAATTCACCCGACTGGCGTATCCTTTGAGGTAACTCCGAGAATCGGCATCATTGCGAAAAAAGCCCTAGTTCTCGCCCAACACAAATGCGACCCGTCCGAGTTCATCTTTGGGCAGGTTGAACCCCCTGACTACTTCAACCGCAAGAAAAGAAAACCAACCGAGGCCGAGGGAGTGCCGTTCTAGTGACTTGTAACATCTGCCATAAGCCGAGCAAGAATGAAGGCGCGTGCTGGAATTGCCGCCTTAAACTTCAGAGCCACCTGATTGAACTGCCTGAACTTCAATATGAGGCAGGTAAGTTCATCACCCCATCACGGACAGGATCAGGGGCAGTCTCTACCGAGCGCTCGATAGGTGTGAATGTAAGCGCCTTGGATTTCTCAATGGCTATTGAGCTACTTGCCATCCTTCACGGGTGGGAAGCGATAGTGCGAGAGGCGAGGAATCTCACGCCACCGGCGCTACTGAAGAAAGAACCAACAACCGATGCAGAGGTTCAGGCAACCTGCGATTTCCACCTTGCTCACCTTGATTGGACAATGGGGCAAGAATGGGCTGGAGATTTTTATAATGAGGTTAAAGAACTACATAGCAAAGGAATGGCTGCTGCCAAGCAATTTGTTGAGCAACCCCGCCGAATCCCATGCCCAACAGATGATTGCCATAAGTTCGTGGTCATTGATGCAGAAAACCTTATGGATGATGTGACTTGCTTTGGTTGCAAGCAATCGTGGACAGTGCTGCGCCTTGTAGCTTTGGCAATGAGCAACCCAAGCCGTAAGTTCTTTTTAGATGTTGAGGCAATTGCATTGTGGCTAGGGATAACTCAACGCCAAGTGTATAAGATCGTAAAGGCTAACAACATTGATCGCCGTGGCAGTTTGTATGATTTGGCTGGGGTCATTGCCAACAGATAAAACTTGACAGAAAAGTTCACAATCTCTTGCTACACTTTCGTTAACAGGTATTGCTATCTAATCACACCGCCCAGCCAATAGGTTGGGCTTTACTTATTTATGGATGGATATGGATACCGAAACAATCGAAGAAATAGATGAGGCAATCTTTCACGCCTATCTCACTCGCAGCCAAACAAGAGACTCACAAAAGCACATCATTGATAAGTTAATTGACGATCTACTTGATAGCCGATTGGAGCTAATGCAATGCTAAGCATTGGAGTAACAATTGGTGATGTGTCAACAGATATAATGACAGATCAACAGATGTCATTTGATGCTATTGAAACATTGTTGACAAGAGCAACTAACTCAACCCTTGATGCTTACAATCGCTATTGTGTAGTCAATGAAGATTTAGAGGCAGTCCAAGAGGATGATGAGTAATACGCAAGTCTGTAGCAAATGCAAGATAGATAAAGATTTAGATGCTTACCATGCAGACAGACGAACAGGAAACCGCAAACGAAATGTTTGCATTGATTGCAGACATACACAACGCAAAGTAACAAACCTATCAACATATGAATATGCAAAGTTGTTAGTTGAACAAAACCGCTATTAAGGCGCTGCCACAAATCGCCCAGCCCTGAGTTATTTGCAATTTCTGCAATCTCAAGGTGCATTTTCTCGGCAACTGCTCGACCTTCAAGTTCAAGCATCTCTAGGTTGCCTGAAACCTTGCCAGTAATAACGCCAATGCCATCTACGCCATCTTTGAACCACATCAACAGTTCATCAGCAATGGGAAGATGCTCTTGGAATCCTTGCCAAGCAAATGCAGGTCGTTTTGAACCATCATTGGCGGTTGGAACAACTGAGATGCCCTGAGCTAAAAAGCGCAAAGCGATTGGTAAAAGATTACTCATTGTGTTCCCCTGAACAGTCACATTCAATCAAAGTTAGGCAATCGGTACAGATGTGGTGCGGTCCGTCATCATTTCCACAATTAACGCAGGAATCACTCACTGATCTGCGCCACCATTCGATTGATAATCCAACTGACAACAGGCACCGCTACTGCATTGCCCATTTGCTTATATCGGCTTGAGTCGGCTTGTCCATCTGTCCAATTATCAGGGAACCCTTGTAGGCGCTCACATTCAACTGGTGTCAATCTGCGCACAATTGCATCATTTTCTTTTTGAATCATAGGCACATTTCCCCCGCCCGTTCCGTATCGTGAAATAACTGTTGGCACAATGCCATCTTCATACACCCGCACATCATTTACACGGGTGCCATCAATAATTAGAACTGTTGCGTAAGCCTCACCATTGTTATCCATTGCGTTCAAAGTTGGTGCCACCCCGCCTTCATTCCAAGATTCATAATCATTGACATTTTGCGCCCGCTTAGCTTTCGTGAAGAACAACATTATCTTCAGGCCTTTTGTAAGAAGTAGCAGTAAGTGTTGTTACACCTTCGGTGTATTTTGAGAATCCTGATTGGCCGTATGCTGCAACGCTTGTTCCAGTTGCGGTGGCAGTGTCTTTTCTCGCCGATTTGCTCTCCGCAAGATACCTTGCGCGGCTTTCGGGGATAGCAAGTATTTGTTCAGGTGCTGGCCCTGAGTCTCCAAGACATCCGACAATGAACACTCTACGGCGGCGTTGGGGTACTCCGAAGTGTTGAGCATCAAGCACCCTGTATGCGACACGATACCCGCGCTCAACCAACGCTTCAAGAACAACGGCCATATCTGCCCCTTGATTGCTGGAAAGTAAACCAGGGACATTTTCGAGGATAAAATTTTGCGCTCTTGTTTCGTCAAGCAATCGGCAGATTTCCCAGAATAATCCTGATCTAGAACCACCCAATCCTGCTCGTTTTCCAGCCACTGATAAATCTTGGCAGGGGAATCCACCAGTGATGATTCCGTTGCTTGGTTCAAATCCTGCTGCGATAAGTTGTTCACCTGTTACCCCCGTTATATCTCCAAATATGGTTGATTGTGGAAAATGCTTCTTCAATACTTCTTGTGCTTTTTTATCTATCTCAACTGATGCAACTACTTTCACACCATTGCGTTCCAAAGCTAGATCAAAGCCACCAACACCTGCAAACAAACTGACTGCAGTTCTCACTTGCTTCCCCCCCATCCTTCACCCTTGAAGATGGTTCCCCCAAGTGAATACTTGCGTTGCATCAACTTCTTCTTGCAACTTTCGCAGATGATGCGCTTTTCATCATTCATTTCAAAAAACACTTCGGCTTTATGCCCACAATCACAAGTGAATTCATAAAATGGCATTTCTTACCCCCGTTCGTTTATGTCTTGCGTGGCGCTGCAGGAATCGAACCTGCCCCAACTATTTCTAGTTGCCCCGTGGGTGAACCATCACAACGCCTTCTTGGGATGAAAGGACTTAGCCCCCAAGAATTAGTTAACTGGTTTTGCTCCCAGTTGTGCCAACAATGCCTGCACTGCAGGGTCATTGATGTTGGCAGATGGTGAAGGCGCAGCCACTGGCGCAGCACCAGCACCCGCAATAAATGCGTTTGCCTTTGCAACTGCATCAGCATCACCTGTTGCATCTACAAGAATCCACGGCGCTGACTTTCCAGGCTTTGCAGTTCCCTGCCCAATGCGTGCCAATACCTTTTGGCCAATCTTTGTTTTCAATGCGTTCTTCAAAGCTACATTAAAGAACAATACTGATTCGTGATTGAAGCCAGTATCTAAATCGTTGATGCGTACTTCAATTGCATCTGCATCACCGTGAACTGTCTGAATACCTGTTTTGTATTCAACTGGTTCAAGGATAAGCAAGTGTCCGTTCAAATCAGCAACTTTTACTGATTCTGTGTTACTGCTAGGTGCTGAAAATGCCATTTGACATTCCCCCGTTTCTTTTTAGTTGGGTGGTGCTTGATGTTAGTTGTTTTCTAACTCTTTCGGCGATGTTAATTCCGCCAATTCTTTTGCTATGTCATTGATCGTTTTGGC